CTTCCGGGACCTCTTCGCAGGAGGTCCACACGCCAAGGGCTGGAAGACCAAACAGGTCGACTCCAGAACCGTCGCCATCACCAACAAGGTCGACATCGAGAACAAGATCTCCGCCTATGGCGAGGACTCGGACTATATTCGCATCCGTGTCAAGGGCATGTTCCCTCGCCATGGCGAGATGGAGTTCATCTCCGCTGCGGATGTGGAAGCCGCTATGCTCCGCTCCGTCACCACAGCCTTCACCGACCCTCTGGCACTGGGAGTGGACGTTGCCCGCTACGGCTCCAACGAGTCCGTCATCTTCATCCGCAAAGGACGCGACGCTCGTACAATCCCGGCTCAGATCTATCGCGGCCTTAATACAGTCGAACTCGCTTCAAAGGTCCACGCCGCATTCGATACCTACCATGCCGATGGGATCTTCATCGATGGTGGTGGCGTTGGCGGTGGTGTGGTGGACCAGTGCCGCCACATGCACCTGTTCTGCTTCGACGTACAGTTCGGCGGCAAGGACGATATTGGCGGCGCAGCCACAGGCAACGACGGCGAGCGCTATGCCAACAAGCGCGCTGCCATGTGGGGAGCCCTTCGCGCCTGGATCAAGACCGGCTCTCTCCCTCCTGACCCAGAGCTCAAAAGCCAACTAATAGGCCCTACCTATACCTACAACGTCCGGAATGAGATCCTCTTAGAGAGCAAAGAGGAGATGATGAAGCGTGGGGTCGAGTCCCCTGACCGGGCCGATGCGCTTGCGCTGACCTTCGCCTATCCCTTAGCGGGCCATGCCTACGCAGGCACCTTCGGTCCCCAGAAGGACTTGGTCCAAAGCGAATACGATCCCTTTGACAACGAACGAATGGTGGCATAGATGGGCTCCGTAGGAAACGCCGTTAGCGACGCAGGATCTTGGCTCATGGACGATGTCTTTGGCATCAACATGGACGATAGCTTCGGCACAGTAGACCTCGACAAGATCCCAGGTGGGGCTCCTCCACCGCCTGTGGCAGAGCAAGCCGCTCCCCCACCTCCTGTCCAACAGGCCGTTTCCACCATCCCCGAACCGATCCAACCCCCACCTCCGCCAGTCCAGAACGTCATCAACGTCAACAGCGCCGCTACCGAAGCAGCCAGGAGCGAGGCCGCCACTACTGCCCAAGCCCCACCCCCTGCGCCACTGACTGGCACCACCACTGCCGCCCAATCCCGCGCCGCTGACCCAGCCTTTGGCTCAGCCCCAGGTCGTCGGGCCCGCACCCGCGCCCCAGGCGCTGCCTCCACCTTCCTAGGCTCCTCCGCCCTCCCCGCTCGCCGAGCAGCCGCTGGCGGCTTCGGCTTCGATCGTCAATCCTCTGGCTCCAAGACTCTGATTGGAACCTAACCTGTGCCAGTCGTTCCCAAGAACCCCGGCTCAGTTCTGGGCAAGGACCCTGACCGGGCTCCGCCGTCCGGTCCTCCACCCTTGGAGTCTCAACCCTCCCAACCCTCACAGATGTACATGCTAATGGCCGCAGCGGCAATGCGCGACATGGGTAGGCTCTACGCGCCTGTGCAGATCCCGGTCCCTGGGATCCTCTCTAGGGCTCGAGCGGACTACTGGTCCCAAGCCGAGTCAGAGCTTCCTAAAGAGACCTCTGGCCAAGCGACCTTGGTCGAGAAGCCCCAGCAAGTGGCAGAGAACAAGTAATGGCCAACAGCCCAAAGCAGGCCGCCAAGGCCATCACTGCCCAAGACACCGCCCTTTGGGCCTATTCCAACGGTCGCCTCATGGGCCTCCGCACCAACCGCTACTCTTGGTGGACCCACTGGCGCGAACTCGCTGACTACTTCCTCCCAAGGAGATACAAATGGTTAGTGACCCCGAACCAGATGGCGCGCGGTTCGCCAATCAATCAACACATTCTCGACTCTACGGGCGTGATCGCAGCGCGCAACCTTGCTTCCGGGCTGGTGAGTGGCAAGTCATCTCCAACCCGGCCCTGGTTCAAGCTCCGCATTGGAACCGAAGACTCTACGATGACCTCCCCTACGTCATTGTGGTTAAGTGACTGCGAGCGCATAATGCGCTTGATCTTCCACGAGAGTAACTTCTACAACTCCATCGCCACCTTCTACTACGACCTTGTCATCTTCGGCACCGCTACCATGCTGATCTACGAAGACTTCGACAACGTCGTTCAGTGCTACAACCCCTGCGCTGGCGAGTACTACATCGACATCGATGGCAAGTACCGACCTACCGTCTTCTACCGCGAGTTCACCATGACCGTCGCCGCCTGCGTTGACGAGTTCGGCTACGATCAATGCCCTGCCTCTGTCCAAGGACTCTACGATGAAGCCACCGGAGCCAACCTTACCCGCGAGCTTATTATCGCGCATTCAATCGAACCAAACGACGACGGCCGCGCAAGCGACTTCGGCTTCTCCGAAGAGTTCGCCTTCCGAGAAGCCTACTGGGTCTGGGGTGGATCATCCTCTCCTCAGGGGGCGGGTTCACCTGTCGGCTTCCTTAGGAAGCGTGGTTACTTCGAACAACCGAACATCACGGTCAGATGGGACCTAGTATCCAATGATGCATATGGACGCTCAGTCGCCATGGATGCTTTGCCGGACCAGAAGCAGCTCCAACTCGAGTCGCGGCGGAAGGCACAAGCTATTGACAAGATGGTTAACCCGCCCCTCGTGGCTGATATCCAACTCAAGAACCAACCGGCCTCGCTCCTCCCAGGTGGTATCACCTACGTCTCAGGCTACGCCTCCTCAGGCAAGCCCGGCTTCGCCTCCGTCTACGACACCAAGTTCCCCATAGCCGAGATCACCGAGGACATGAACGAGGTAAGGGAGCGAATCAAGAAGACCTTCTTCAACGACCTATTCCAGACCATTAGTCAGTACCAGACAAGATCCAACGTGTCGGCTACTGAGATCGACGCTCGCCGAGCCGAGTCCATGATTATGCTCGGCCCTGTCTTCGACCGCATCGACCACGAGGGCTTAGCCAACGTCATCGAACGCGTCTTCGCCATCGCCGCTCGCGCGAAGATCTTCGGCCCTGCTCCGCCAGAGCTTCAAGGCAAGGCCATCGAGATCGAGTTCGTGTCGATGCTGGCCACTGCGCAGTCGGCCGCTGAGTCCTCCGGGATCGAACGGCTCTTCCAGATCACTGGTGGCCTAGTCGGCGTAGACCCAGCTGTTATGGATAACATTGACATCGATTTCGCTATTGACAAGTACAGTTCGCTACTTCAGAATGATCCTAGAATGATCCGCTCTCCGGAGCAGCTTGCCTCGATCCGCACGAAGCGCGAGGAAGAGAAGGCCGCGATGGCCCAAGCCGAACAAGCCGAGAAGCTCGCCGCTGGGGCCAAGACCCTCGCTGATACCAAGATCGGTGGCCAGAACGCACTTGAGCGGATGACAGGAGTGCTTCCGCAATGACCTCCTACAACGCCGCAGAGCGCGCACATGTCCGCAAGGCCGAGAAGGCTCAGGCCGATGCCGAAGTGGCGCGCAAGGAGATCATCACTGGCTTGATGTCCACCCCTCCTGGCCGAGCCTGGGTCCTCTACCTCCTTGAAGCGGCCCACATCTTCACCACCTCCTTCGACCGTGACCCTACCGCCATGGCCTTCGCCGAAGGGGAACGGAACCAAGGCCTGATCCTCTTGAACGAAGTCCTCCAACACTGCCCCGACTCCTACATCCTCATGCTGAGAGAGCGAAATGAGCGACACCTTGCAAGCGAACGAACCCGACGCCCGAACTCCAACGGGGGAGATCAAGGACCAGTCACAGACCCCGACGCCGACCTCGACGACACCATCACCACAGACGCCAACGACACCACCCACTGAGCCAGCGAAGCCCGCTGCTACTTCGTCGGTCCTCAACCAAGAGACCCCTCTAGGTGCGCCTGAGAAGTACGAACTCACCGCCCCCGAAGGAGTCAAGATCCCAGACGGAGCCAATGAGCTCTTTAAGGGCATGAACCTCTCCAACGACCAAGCGCAGAAGTTCGTCGACTACTACCTGTCCCAGGTCCAAGAACAGCACAAGGCCGCCAATGACTCTGCTGTTGCCATTCGTGAGAGCTGGCGTGCGCAGGTCAAGGCCGACCCAGACATTGGGCCGCGCCTTCCAGCAGTCCGCCAAACGATCTCGTCCGCCCTCGACGTTATCGGCGACGCAAAGCTCGCCCAGCAGTTCCGTGAAGCGATGGACTTCACCGGCGCAGGGGATAATCCGGCGTTCGTCAAGACGATCTACAAGCTAGCCCAGATGGTGACCGAGCCCCGCAGGCATGTCCAAGGGGGCCCGTCCCCCGAAGGCCAGAAGCGCCCTGGGCAAGGCCCGCCTTCGGCTGCGAAAGCCCTTTACCCTAGCCTTCCCTAATCTCGCGTAACCCTGCCACAGATGTGGATGACCGGCAATGCCTAGATGGGTCCGCGTGTCGCGCCTGCACCTTAACCCGCTCTTTGGAGCCTCCTAATGGCAACCCTCGGCGCTACGGCGCTAACCTACGCCGACTGGGCCAAGAGACTCGATGACAACTATCGCGTAGCGATGATCATCGAACTCCTGTCCCAGACGAACGAGATCCTCGACGACATGATGGTCGTCGAAGGCAACCTCCCAACCGGTCACAAGACCACCGTCCGAACCGGCCTTCCCCAGGCCACTTGGCGGCTCTTGAACCAAGGCGTCCCCAACGCCAAATCGACGACTGCTCAGATCGTCGACACCTGCGGCAACCTCGAGACCTACGCCGTGATCGACAAGGACATCGCAGACCTCAACGGCAACACCGCTGAGTTCCGCTTGTCCGAAGTCAAGGCCTTCCTTGAGGGCATGTCCCAACAGGTCGCCGCGACGATCATCTACG